GATTGTCGAGCGACCGAACCATAAAGCATTGTTATCGGGCAAGAATGTTGTCTTGAATGCAGGAACGTCGACAATTCTGTTAAGGCGTTGAATGTTCGTGTTTCTGGAGAGTGTACCGCGTATCTCCTGTGGTGAGAATGGCGGGTTTTTCTCTTCTGGCACCTCAAACATGGCAGGAGTAAGGAAGCGAGATGCCTGGATGCCCCAAATCGTGATAGTGCCGCCTGTCAAGCCTGAAACGGTCACGCCACTAGCGTTGATCGTGCTAAACACTGCCTTGGTCGTATACGGGTAGAATGGGCCCTGATTAGCTCCTGTACCCGCTATCGCGATAGTGTTGGTGGTTTCCGCAAGAGCGTTCTGGGCTTGCGAGAAGTCCTTACCCGTGACCGTGATGGTTCCGGTTGCTACATTCCCCTTGACTTCGATGTAGATACGCATGCCAGACCAGATAGATTGACCTGTTACCGCGTTTGGCTGTGTGGTTAGGGAAGCAGGTAAAGCTGAAACAAGTGTTGGGCCAAGCAGGAGTACCATGCCTGGATTAGTAGCGGACTCCAAAGCTATGCCGATTCTACCTAGTGCCGCATTAGGCATATTGTTCTCCTTCTGCCTGTGTTACAGGTGGATGCTCTTCAGGTTCGACTTGTGCAACGGCGACTGACTGTATTTCAGCGGTTGCTTCAGCAGGAGGCACTTCTTCAAGGATGGGTGACTCATGGCCTGCATACTCGCCATTCTGGTAAAAGATGCGGGTGCCGGGTGGATATGTGGCCTGTATGCCAAGGACAGGAATATTCCCGTGCTCGTCTGCTATATATGTTTCCATAATGCCTCCTATGCCGTTGGTATCACATAGTACTCATAGCGTACTTTCAATATCTGTTTGTAAGCACGCCACCACACGCCATTTCTGAGCGTATAGCCGTACTTGCCTTGTCCAATGAAATGCGAGTCAGCAACTTGGCCCGCAAGATTGAGTAAGACCGTTGTGTGAAAAGCTGCTGTAAAACTGTCTCGAATATTTGGCAGCGTCGTGCTCTCGACAATTTGAGAGTTTGTGTCGTCAAGCGTGATCTCGCAAAGATAGTGCTGGCTGTCATCGATTTGCCCGCCTTGCGTGTATCCTCCTGGAAGACTGAAACGTTGCGTCATATCGTCGGCAAGGGACACTTCAAAGAGCGGTACAAGCCCGGGTATATCCTTAGCTTTGCCGATAATCGCGCTTCCGTTCGCAAAGAATTGCGATCCTCCAACTTGCAGTACCTGAGCTTTCTGCTGAATGGCAGTGAGCACAGCAGGAGTACCGGGACTGTTCAGCGGCATTACTTGTTCCCTCCATTCATCACACCCAGCCGTGAAAGAGCAGCATCCAAAGCCGTGCCGAATATCTTCTCTACATCATTTGCTCGCCTATTTACTGCATTCTGCATGAAATATGCTCCTGGATCACTAGGGTAAAAGCGACCTATTCTATCTGTCATACCTGAAAAGCCCTCCTCACGCCTCCGTCCGTAAATAATATCTGTTCCCATTTGAGATTGATACGGACTATCCACAAATGCCTCAAAACTACCTTCAAGCTTTCCTGAAGAGTTCTGCCAATGCATATAATCAATAGCAGTAGCTTGCAGAACAGCATCAGACTTCTCATGCGCCTTTACTAGTTCTTGCTCAAGTATTGGTTGCCAGTTGTCAAATGCTTTTATCTGAGCAAGTGAGTCACTGTCAAATGCTGCTTCATATGCGAAAAGGTTTGGCATTTATGTTCCTGGTATCAACTCAAGCGGTATTTCCATGCATGTCAGGTCAAAGAACTCAGGTTTTCCAGATACCCTATACGTGTTATATACCCCACTTGCATCTTTATTTCTATCTGTGAATTGATCCTTGATTTGTACATCAAATACAGCATCTACATAAATAAAATGATCGAACTTCGGAGCCGCGCCGCCCATATAGCTACTCACTTTGTCGTTGCTCGCTGTCTCGTCTATCTGCACAAAGATATTTGACTTGATGACACTGCCATTGCGCTTTTGATCAACAAAGGTCTCTGTGCTCATACATATCGCCTCTTGTATCTGGAAAGCCTGCTCTTAGCTTGTGCTACCAGTGGCGTGTCCCCATCCTTGCTCCATTGCCAGGAATTTGAGCGTTTCCCGCGTGTCATCGATGTAGCGCCATACGGGTTGGACATGAGTCGCATCTCCTCAGCAAAGAAGAGCGCTGTTGCACTTTTTATGCTGTCAGGCACATTGGTAAAGCCTCCACTGTAAGTAAGCCTCATCATGCCCTCTTTCAGGATCACTTGGCCTATATTAAAGCGTGCCCAGCCTAAAGTATTCTCTATCGACTCTACGCTGAGATCTATATTGTTAAATTGGTTATCGAATGAAAATGCATGTTCTATTTGTTTAATCGATATAATTGGATAGTTGCGAAAGAAAATCACACGCGTCAAGGCTATCCTTGTAGGCGGCATATGTGCTAGAGCAATCTGCATGGCTTGTGTCTGGATTGCCTCTGCATATGGATCTGAGCTAGATGAGCTTCCGGCTTCAGATACTTCTCTGAAGTAGTACTGAATCGGCTCATTGATCAAATGGTTGTTGATCAATCCGCTTGCCAGAGATAGCGTTCCTGGATACGGGCTAGCCCAGCTCGTTACCGCTACACCTCCTGAGTTGATAGCAATCGTCTCTTGGTTGCTTCCTCCCGGGTTGAGAATGGCCCCCCATTCGGATAGGTCATCAAGCGTACTTGTAGAAGCTACTGAAATCGATGTAGCTCCTGTACTAGCTGGTGCTGACAGAGTAGAGCTTCCAGGTGCTTGTAAGCGTCTCTCGCACCAGTCATCACAGGATTGCGAAGCCCTACTTAATGTTTGGTCGATAGAGTTGGCAGGCAATGCCGCGATTTGGTTTGCCAAACCAACGCCCAGAGGCATCGCGTTCAGCTCCGAAGGAGAGAGGTATAATCGCGGCATTACGTGTAAATCCTCACTTTACCGTTAGAGCTGGAAGCCAGTAGCATTCATGCACGCATGCAAGTTTCCTGAGCCGAGCGTCGGAGAACTTGCCACGATAGTTGTGTTCGTTGCGCTTGCTGGAATCGGGTATGGGAAATTGATAATGAGCTGCGGATTCACGGTAGTCGCACCAGCTACAGACACAAAGACAAAGGTCATCGTCCAAGTGCCATCAGTGACGGTGATGTCCACCGTTGTGGCGCTAGTCGATCCGGTACTTGTGAATGTGAAACCAGTAATGTACGTGGTCTTACCTGCTACGGCGGCAAGTGTTGCAGCAGCGGTTGCAGCAGCCACATCACCGGAAGTCGCATTCTTAGGCACAGCTCCGAGTGGATAAGGAGCAGCCAGATTGAACGTGCCTTCAACTCCTACCACGACAGGCTTGAAAATTGCCGCTACTGCTGCATATGGTTCAGAACCAGCAATAGTTGCTGTCGGTATCACAGGATAAAGACCAGCTAGATATTGTGATAGTGACCCAAAAGTAAACAGCCCTGACGGCGTTGTGGTGTTCTGAGTGGAGTCCAGAGTCCAGTTAGTACCCGATGTAACCGAGGCAGCTTGTGCAGCCGTGCCAACCGCTATTCCAAGGAAGGCCAGCGAATTAGGTGAGGCAGGAGCAAAAGCTGTAAGTGAAGGTGTTGCGCTGGTGCCAGTTCCACCTACTGACTGATCGGGTTGTGCTACCACCTGGGCAAGAAGTCCTGAGACCTCATAGATTTCCAGCGCCATTGAAGCGGCAGAGCCAGCATTCGTGACCGTGACGATATTGGCCCCTGCTACGATGTTGACGGCATAGAAGATAGCCGCCTCGAAGGTTGTGCTATTGGCCTTAAGCACTGCCTGTGTATAAGTATTGCCAGCAGAGTCGGTCACTGTTAATGTGCCGTTGTTACCGTTACCACACACAACAATGATAGAGTTCCCTACTACGTTGTTGTTGGTGAACGCTTTTGCCAGCGTAGCAACGTTACCAGTACTAGCTGCACTTGTCTTTTGAATGATGACAGGCGTGTTGACAGGCAACCCCGTATTATTTGGCGAAATCTGATGGACTATAGGCGCATAATTTGTGCCGTCAGATCCAACCTTAGCAGCCCCAGCTTGCGGAGAGATAAATTGTACGCCAGCGGGATCATACAAATTTTGCGGAATAGTCCTGTAGTTAGCATCAAGTTGTTGTGCCCCAGACATTATTTATCCCCTTTCGGCGCTGTCGTCTCCTGTACAGTTGTCGCCTGTTTTTTCTGTTCTGTAAAAACGTTCTGCTCGCTTGCCGTCGCTACCCGATATCCAAGCTGCTGAAGCTGATCTATGTCATGCTCACGCGCATTAGCAGGAGGCTCAATATTGAGGTATGAACCCTCTTGCCTATAGTGCCTAGCGGAGGTATGTTCCCCCGCTATTCTGGCTTCGGAGAGAGCGATCAGGGAGTCTTTATTCTCGTCATGTACCAGCAAAATGCTCATGCGTACCTCACTCTGCTGATCTTGGCACCGAAAGGCGCAGCACGCATAGCAAGTGTCTTGTCAGAAGTTAAGGCAAATTGCCGTGTACGTGCATTGACCGGAGCTAGCATTTGTGTCTCGACTGGATTTACTTCAGGCGATACGAGTATATCGGGATTTCTGGGGATCAGCCAGATGTCCTCTACCTTCTGTGATCCGGTCTGTACACGCGGGAACGTTACACCATCACTAGCTGCTGTTCCGGTTTTGGTGATGGTTGCTGAGAAGTTGGTGGTCGTACCTGGATTGCCTTGTGAGTTGATAGCAGCAGTTACAGCAGAGCCGGTATCGGTCCATGCCACCACAGCCGCGTCGGTAGCTGCCAGATTGTAGGCCGCGCTCACTGCATAGAGGCTCTCGGTGCCAGTAGTAGTTGAGCGGAAAATGCGATAGCCGATGATATCAATGGTGTTGCCAAGTGCGTCTGTAGGTGTAGGAGTAGCCCAACCCAGGACGATACTATTGCCGTTCCCAGTAGGAGAGGCAGATACTTCAGCAGAGGCAACGGTCAGGCCATAGCGGGTAACTGCTTCAATGACATAGTAGTAAGTGCTGGCTGCAAGGAGGCCGCCGCCTGAGCCCGTGTTGGTGCTGGTGACTGAAACGGTGGCCATCGATCCGAGAGATGAGAGGAAGGTAGAAATGACGATTGGAATACTTCTGTAGGTTTGGACTTCGATTCCTGCGTCAACACCCGAATTTGTGACGGGGGCCTCAGGATCACCGTAGTCATCGCGGGTAAAGAGTCCAGTCTTGCCCATCACCGCGTTAAACCGTTGCTGATTGACAAACAGGCCATTCAGGAAAGACTGCATAGAAGGAGTCATGGCAAAGAACCAGTCATCCCCAAGATCGCCAGCGAATGGGCTACGCACTGCGTCGATAGCGTTGTCCATGTATTTGAGAGCAAGCAGATTGGTCCCAGCATCCACCTTGTTGCCAGTGGCAATCTGGTAGTCAATACCATCCCATTGCGGGCGAGCGGTGTTGACAGTGCTATCCTCATTCCCCCACATGTGAGTGGTCTCGTCCAACCACTCCATGCTCTTATTAGCACCAAGCAGCTCGATATCGAAGAGCGGCCCGTTGACTGTTGCGACTTTTGCGGCAAATGTCGAGATATCAAGGTTGGATTGTGTATGCTTGATGTTGAATGTTTTCTCGACAAAAGTGGAACTAGAAGGTGCTACTGAACCTGCTCCGCTAGTAGGAGGTGCCTCAGTAGTGTGCTGAGATAGAGGCAGTCCAGTTCTTTGATTAAAAATGAATTGGTTCGTTGTCCATGTCTGATGTGGAATAGCTCTATAGAGAGGCCCGATTTCACGTTTCAGCTCATTCAAAAGACGGTCAATAATCCTTGGTGTAAGGTTTGACGCGCCTCCAGCCAATGTAAAGGCCTCGCGAATCTCCTGGAGTGTAGCTCCCATTATGTGTTAGTCTCCTTTTCTCTCTTCTCTTAGAAGAATGAGTCCATGCTACCCGTCAATCCCCACTTTGCATCAAACATTCCAAGGAGCTCTTTCTTTAGCTCATTTACTAAATGTTCTTTGT